TAAATTAATACGTTATACATATATGAGAATCGTTGAATTAATTTTAGGAGATGATGAATTAACAGGAATAGAAGCTATATCTGTAGTAGAAAATCCTGCAATAGAAGAAGATTTTATAGCACTAAAAAGCGAGGAAATAAAACTTGCTGAGGTAGACAAAGACAAACGTATTCTTATGGGTGCTTTACTTGTTCCTAATAAACCTATATATCGTAGAAAAGGCGAAGAAGAATATTACATATATTTCTCAAGAGATACAGTAGAAAGAGCATCACAGCTTTATTTAATGAACGGAAATCAATCTAAAGCTACATTAGAACACCAACACACGATTAACGGACTAACATTAGTAGAATCTTGGTTAGTAGAAGATGAGGTACACGATAAATCTCGTAAGTATGGTTTAAATGTTCCTGTTGGTACTTGGATGGGTGCTGTCAAGGTAAACAACGATGAAATATGGAACAACTTTGTCAAAACAGGCAAGGTTAAAGGGTTTTCGATAGAGGGTTACTTTGCAGACAAAATGGAAAGACCTAAAGAGCCTGTAAATGACTTTGAGGACATAGAAGAAGCTGAAGCGAGTGAGATGCTATCTTACATAAGGTCTATAATCAAGGATGACAAGCGTGTAAAGGGTGCTAAGAGACAAGAACTCGAATCATATAGCGATTACCCTAACGGAGTAAAAAACAACGCTAAGAGAGGCTTAGAGCTAAACGAAAAAGTAAACAATAAATGTGCTACACAAGTAGGAAAAGTAAGAGCGCAACAATTAGCACAAGGAAAACCTATAAGTGTAGAAACTATAAAGAGAATGTACTCTTATTTGAGTAGAGCAGAAGAATATTACGATGAGGGAGATTCTAAAGCGTGTGGTACTATCTCATATTTATTATGGGGTGGTAAAGCTGCTAAAAGATGGGCAGAGGGTAAACTTAAAGAGCTTGATCTTATTGACTTAAAGAAACCTTGTCAAGCAGGATACGAGCAATACGGAATGAAAATTAAAAACGGAAGATTAGTTCCTAATTGTATTCCTATTAAGTAATGCCAAGAAAAGTAATTAGTGTATATATAAAACCAAAACGTAAATCACATCCACACAGCAAAAATGCGAGTGTAGGACAAAAAGGATATAAAAAACAATACAGGGGTCAAGGCAGATGAAAAAATTTGAAACACCAAGCAAGACAAGTCCAAGAGGAGGGCGTAGAGGTTGTTTATGTAAAGATGAAACCTATTCAGTAAAGTGCTGTAAGGGTAATATAATAAATCAAGGAATCGGTAAAATATAAGTTATGAGAAAAAAAGCGATGAATTATGTAGCGCAAGTTACAAAACAAGAATTAGCTTCACATAGAGTAGAATTAAATGTTAAAGCAGACATACAAAAATTTTTAGATGAAGTTTATGAAGAAATTGAGTACAATGAAGATTTAAATAAAGAAATGGATCAGGCTTGGGCAAGAGCAAATAGTGCAGTACAAGATTTAGTAGAATTTACTAACCAAGTAAAAAACCATTTACCAAATTTAGATGTTAAAGCAGATGGAAAAGATATTAAGGATAGAGTTAAAAAAGCAGCAGATGAATTAGGTGTAAAGCCTGATGCAGTAAAAGGATATGATCTTATTGATGTTGCTATTAGAGATGCTAAAGAGCAACAAACAAATGCAAAAATTAATATTAAAGACTCTAAACCACCAACAGGCAAATAGAAAATGCAAATATAAATTTTAACACGTTATAGTAATATGAAATCAACAGAAATCTTAAACAAAATCAAAACTTTCTTAGGAGAGGAGCAAATAGAGCAAGTAGAAGAAACTCAATTAGAAGAAGCTACTGAAGAATCTCAAGAGAAAGTCGAGTTAGCACAAGCTAAACTTGATAATGGTACAGTATTAGAAGCTGAGGCTTTTGAAGCAGGAAACGAAATCTTTATTGTTACTGAAGATGAAAGAGTAGCAGTACCTGTAGGCGAATATCAAATGGAAGATGGTCAAATCTTAGTAGTAAGCGAGGAGGGAATCATTGGAGAGATCAAAGCTGCAGAGGAAGAAGTAGAAGCTGAAGAAGAAGAAATGGCTTATGTATCAAAAGAAGAATTTGAATCAGCCGTTGAAGAAATCAAGGGTATGATTAACGAGCTTAAAAAGGATAAAGAAGAAATGGCACAAGTACAGGAGCAAGTAAAACAAGAACTTAGCGAAACTCCTGCTGTAGAGCCAATCACTCACAATCCTGAGGCTAAACAAGAGTTTAAAGTAAGATTCGGTCAAAACAGAAAAGAAACTGCTTTAGATAGAGTAATGAAAAAATTAACCAACAATTAAAATTAAATAAAATGCCAAATCCAACAATTACAGGTAGTAGTTATGCAGGAGAATTTGCAGGTAAATATATTGCTGCATCTTTATTAACAGCAAAAACTTTAGATGATGCTGCTATTACTATTCTACCTAACATTAAGTACAAAGCTGCTATGAAAGTAGGAGCTTATTCAAATTTAGTAAGAAGTGCTGACTGTGATTTCGATTCTACGACTTCAGGTCTTACACTTACTGAAAAAGTATTAACACCAACTGAATTACAAGTTAACCTACAGATCTGTAAGAAAGAATTACACGCTGATTGGGAAGCTGCTCAAATGGGATTTTCTGCGTTTGACAACTTACCTCCATTATTTTCTGACTTCGTTATCGCAAGAGTAGCAGCAGAGGTTGCAAGTGCAACTGAAACTTCTATTTGGGGTGGTAGTGCAGGAGAGGGTGACTTTGATGGTTTTGTAACATTAGCAACTGCTGATTCTACTGTAGGAACAGTTACAGCAGGAACAGTTACAGCAGCAAACGTAGTTACTGAATTAGGTAAAATCGTAGATGCTATTCCATCAGCAGTTTACGGAGCTGATGATCTTTACATTTATGTATCACAAAACATCTACAGAGCTTACATTAGAGCTTTAGGTGGTTTTGGAGCATCAGGTTTAGGTGCTAATGGTTACGATAACAAAGGTAACAACCAATCATTAGATAACTTATTCTTTGATGGTGTGAAGATTTATCCATCTTCAGGTTTCGGTGATAACCAAGCAATCGCTGCAAGAAGCTCTAACTTATTCTTCGGAACAGGTCTACTAAACGACAGAAACGAAGTTAAAGTTATTGATATGTCAGACATTGATGGATCACAGAACGTAAGAGTAGTAATGAGATATACAGCAGGATGCCAAATCGGTGTTGGTGGTGATGTAGTTCTTTACGACTAATAAATTAAATTAACTAACATATAAAGGGGTGGGTAGTATTCTGCCTACCCTTTTTTAATATCTAATAATTATGGCTTGTACACTAACAACAGGAAGAAAGTTACCTTGTAAGTCGGCTGTAGGTGGTTTAAAAACTGTTTACTTTGCAGACTTCGGTACTCTTGGTGCTACTACTATTGCTTCAGGTGAGCTTACTGCTATTGCAGGAACTCCTAATTTATTTCAGTTTGATATTAAAGGTAATTCATCTTTAGAATCAGCAATAAACAGCTCAAGAGAAAATGGTACTACTTTCTATGAAACCACATTAAACTTGACACTTACATTCCTTGAAAAAGCTACACAAGAAGAATTAAAATTAATCGCACACGCAAGACCTCACGTTTTTGTAGAAGATTATAATGGTAATTACTTTGTAGTAGGTTTAGAACACGGAGCAGAGGTAACAGGAGGATCAATCGTAAGTGGAGCTGCTATGGGAGACTTAAGTGGTTTTACTTTAACTATGGTTGCTCAAGAAACTGCACCACCATACTTTGTAACATCAACAGTAGTTACAGGTAATGCAGATGCAACTCAAATAACACCTAACTAAAATTAATTTCTTATATTTATATAAGTTTTCATAAAATAGATTAGTTTTGTTTTAAAGGGGAGTTTTCGGACTCCCTTTTTTTATACACAAAATTCAAAGTTTATACGTTATATAAGTATGATACACTTAACGACATCTGCATCAGCTCAAACTTTAAAAGTAATACCGAGAAGTTATGCATCAAGTGTTAGTATGATACTTAGAGATGATTCAACAAACACCTCAACAACATACACAGTAAGCACTACAACAGACAAAAACTATTTAGTGTTATCACAAGCATTAAGTCCTGTACTTGTAGAGGGTAGATTTTATGATCTTACTTTAAAAGAGGGAAGCGATGTAATATATAAAGATAAAGTTTTCTGTACTGACCAAACTATATCAAGTTATTCAGTCAATAGTGGAGAATACACAGTACCAACAGGAGATGATGTCTACGATAATGATTATATAATTATATGAAAAATAAATCAGATTTAAGTATTGTAAATTTAAGTACTTACACTTCTCCTATAGTAAAGGAAGTAAGAAACAAAGACTTTATCGAGTATGGAGAAGATAACAACTATTTTCAATACCTAATAGACAGATACAACGGAAGTCCTACGAATAACGCTATTATAAATGGTGTTAGCGAGATGATTTACGGAAAAGGCTTAGATGCTACCAATTCAAATAAAAAGCCTAATGAGTACGCTCAAATGAAGTCGTTATTTAATAATGATTGTGTAAGAAAATTATGCTATGACCTTAAATTAATGGGACAATGTGCAGTACAAGTTATCTACTCAAAAAACAGAGCTAAGATTGTACAGTTAGAACATATGCCTATAGAAACCTTAAGAGCCGAGAAATGCAACGAAAAAGGAGAAATAGAGGGTTACTATTATTTTAGTGATTGGTCAAAGTATAAAAAAGGAAACGAACTAAAAAGAATACCTGCATTCGGAACTTCTAAAGAGGGATTAGAAATACTTTATATTAAGCCTTATAGAGCAGGTTTTAAGTATTATAGTCCTGTAGATTATCAAGGTGGAACACAATACGCTGAATTAGAGGAGGAGATTTCTAACTTCCATTTAAACAACATACTAAACGGACTTGCACCAAGTATGTTAATCAACTTCAACAATGGAACTCCTGATCCTGAACAAAGAGAAATGATAGAAAGAAGAATCTACGAAAAGTTTAGTGGCTCAAGTAATGCAGGTAAATTTATTTTAGCTTTTAATGACAACCCAGAAACAGCAGCAAGTATAGAGCCTGTACAATTAAGTGATGCACACCAACAATACGAGTTCCTAAGTAACGAAAGTTCTAAAAAGATTATGGTA